GTCTCGGTCGAAGGCAATGTCTCTGTCTTGAACGTGTCCCATGACGGCTGACATGTGTTTCTTTTGGAGTAGAAGCTTTGCATTGCTGACTGGCCTACCCATGACCCCGCTAGTAAAGTAATGGCAATAAGCAACACCGTCAATAATAACTGGCTGAAGAAACGGATAAACTTCCCAGCCCTTGAGGTTAAGATCTTCATAACTCATGAGTCCTTCTAGTTTAGCGTCATTCTCTACTGCTCTGTTGATGCGGTATTCGTGGTTACCTATAGTAAATACCATACGAGGCTTCCACAGTTTACGCTTACCTTCACGTAACCGTTTCTGTTCTTCTTTTATTACGGACATAAACATAGCCATAGCTTCGTTACCTGCTGCTACATCCTCAGAATAACGACGACCCTCGAATGATTTCTTTCCTACATCATAGCTAGACAACGATTGCATATCCCAGTGATCCCCTAGATGAATAATCACATCGGGCTTTGTTGCAGCGGCATAACGTGCTGCCCATGTCATGTGCTCTGCTGTTTGGTTAGGTTTTATCTGTGTGTCAGGGATTACAAGATGTCTAGTTCCGGTCATTGTTTTCTCCTACGCTTTCGCTTTACAGGTCTACCGTGTGTAGGGTGAATAGGATTAGAAGTATAGTCCTTAGCCCAGTACTTCAATAAGTTAGTAAGAAAAGCAACAGGGTCATCGCCTCTGCTCCGTTGTTTAGCCCAGTGAAGTATCTTACCTTCCGCTGCGTTACACGATCTGTGCAGTACCTTGCGTACATGTCCTGTGCTATGGCAGTGGTCAAGTGCTGACTCTTCAGGCTCACACCGTTCTTTACACAAAGGGCAGATGTATCTTTGCCTTCGTAGTTGACGTAGCCTGTAGTCTCGTATCTCACTCTGTTTCATTTGGGACATTGTATTTATCGTCCTCTGAACGTAAAAGATACAGTAGAGTCAAGCTTTCTACCAGCCTATCTCTATCTAAGTCGTTTTCTTCGTATGTTTTTAGACATACATCAAAGGCTTCAGACTCAGAAGTGCAGGGATCAATTAGTTTGTCTGCTTTCTTTGGTCCTATTCCTTTTACACCTAGTATGTTATCAACACGATCACCCATTAAGGCTTGCTTATATATCCATAGTTCTGCTTCCTCTTGGTTAACTGTGGTTAACTTCTTCTTAGTGTAATCATAAAGATGGCACGGAATCTGTTTGAAGTCTTTGTCTAAAGAACAGATGATGCAGTCGTAATCTACTGTAGCAGCGGCTATTGCAATGTCATCATCTGCCTCTTTATTCTCAGACACAGACGCGCCCCATTCATTCACCAAGCAATCCCGTAGAGCATCCTTGTGCACAGGCTTACGTGAAGGGCGGTCTCCTTTGTAAGGCTGAGAAGTAGCAACTTCGTCCCTGAAATTGCTACTTCCGGTGAGGAATACTCTGTGTTTAAGGTAGTGGTCTGCTAGATCAGTAAGCATTTCTGAGATGTAGTTACCCATAGTACGGGTAGCTGTCTTCTCACTCTCTTCATCACAAGCAAAACCAATACGATAAACGAGCATATCACCGTCAATGAGTATCACAAAGCATTCTCTACTTCATAGCTAGGTGAGTACTCTACTAGGTCTTCGATTATAATACGGCGTAGTGTAGCCGACCGACCTTTCTTATTGTTGTATTCCCAGTCATAGTACGATACAAGGCACTTAGCCTTAGAGCCGTTGCCTACAACAACACCTGACTCAGTGTCATCTGTGTCGCTGGTTGCAGTGCGTCCCTTAAGACCGATCTCACGACCATCAATCTCGAATGCCTTGTATTTGTTTTTAGACTTACACGTAATGTAGTAGCCACGGTCATCGCCTTTGTTGTTGACGTTGAGTCCCATGTCTTCTAATGCAGTCACTGCTGCCTCTGATAAACAAGCTAAGTCTACTGTGTACTTTTCAGCCATCTGATTCTTATGGGTAAAAAAAGGATAATACAACTCACAGGCGACCATTACGTTAGCTTCGTTACTCATAGTTACTTCTCCTAGTTTGTTTTACCACTACTATTATACCACGGATTTTAGATTGTTCTAGTGGGTGTCTGCCCAACTATTACCAATCTTGAATTCACCGTCCAAAGGACAGTTAAGTTTCAGGGATTGACCAGCAAACACCATAGCATTTACACAGCTACGTCCAACGAATTCTGCCTCCTCTGGATTACACTCTATCTGCCATTCATCATGCACCTGAGCCACCAGTTTAAAGTCAACATTGGAAAGTAGATCGTAAAGTATAACGATTGCTTCTTTCATTACAACAGCACCTGCCCCCTGTAGCAGACTGTTCAAAGCGGAATGTGCTGAGCGTACCCTCAGTACTCTTCCGTCTAAGCCTTTTATGTAACCAGTCTCAGCCTCCTTAGTTACCTTGTCTTTTAGATTCTTCAAAGAAGGTACTCTTTTTAAGAATTTGTTTCTTATCTTATTACCTTGCGACATTGCGGACTTACTTTCAGAATCAGGGTCCAGTATTCTTCCTATCTTTTCAGCACCAGCGCCATAAAGAAAAGCATAGATAAATGTCTTTGCTTGCGCTCTTGTTTGTAGACCAGCCAGTTCTTGGTTAAGCGTGTGTATGTCTCCATCAAGAAGTTCTTTTGTGTAGTCTTCACTGTCCATGTAGTGCGCCAACATACGAAGCTCTAGACCACTGGCATCAGCACCTACTAGTACTTTGCCTTCTGATGCTTTGAACAAAGACCTACACTCTTTACCGTACTCAGCGCCTACAGCAGGGACTTGAGCCAGATTGGGATTTGAATGTGACATCCTCCCAGTGACTGCACCAATGTGCCTGACTCGTCCGTGGATAAGTCCATCTTCGGTAACTGCTTTAAGCCACGAGTCAACTTGGCTGGCTCTCTTCTGGCAGAGGAGATAACGCAGGATAATCTTTGCTTCTGGAATGTGATCCTGCTTTTTAAGCGTTGATTCATCAACCTTTGGTTTTCCCGACGGAGTGAGTTCCTCCCATCTAGCGCCCTTACTAGCAAGCCTATCTGCAATTTGTTGTCTTGAACCGACATTGAATACCGTAACTTTGTCTTTGAGTTTCTTGCCGTGCTTACCATGACCTCTATCCTCCGTTATAGGTGGGAACACTTCTTGTAGATCTCTCTCGATCCTCTGCATCCTATCGTTTAGTTCTTTGCTTAGCTTCTCTGCTTGTTGTTTATCAAAACAAAACCCATTGACTTCTTGTTCTTTACATATAAAAGCTACTGAGTGTTCTAGCTGTATACAATGCTCAGAGAATCCACGCAACATTAACTGAGTACACAGCGCAGTATACAGTCTTTCTGTCACGTCAACGTCACGCTTACAGTACTCGATCATCTCCTCGGACAGTTCACTCCAGTCAGTATGGTCACCTTTAGGGAAGCCTAGCCTCTGTCCCCACATAGCAAGGCTGTGTCCTTTGTCTATGTCAAAATGAAACAACGTAGAAAGAACAAGAGTATCGATCACCCTTTCTTGTGGTATTTGTATGTTCCACAATCTTTGAAGCACAGGTAGGTCATAGCCTATAACATTATGTCCTACTACTTTACCTCCCTTGCGTAGCTCGCGAAGTAATTGATCCCTAGATGTATGTACTAAGCTCACCTCGTTTGGTCGCTTGGTAACAACGCAATGAATCATAGTGGGATTCAAACCATCCGTCTCTATATCCAAGAACACTGTATTCGTAATAGGCAAGATCCCTTCGTTCTCTTTCGAGTCCGTCATTCATCGTCTCCATATTCTGTTCCTGTGTAATAATCCATTGTCCTATCTTCGACATAATTCTCCTCCTCAAGATCAGACAGACTAGCAAAGTTAATGTTACCTTCGATAGCAACATCGTCTTCTACTACATACTTACTGCATTCATTACAAAGATCTACGAACTCTTGTGACCCACTATACTTTTTAGTTAGCTCGTAGTTATTGAGTACTTTGTTACAAGCCGCGCATCTCACGTTATGATCTCCACTAATCTTCCTGTGTCTTTATTATACATTAAAGATGTGGCAGGTCCAGTCTGTCCGCTGTAACGGTTCTTTAATACCCTGACATTGGTAGTATTTCGCACCATTTCATCTTCAGCCTGAGCATTACGCTCTAGTCCTAGCACCATATCAGATAGCTGTGCTATTGCTGCTGATCCACGTAGCTGTCCTAAGCTAGTATAAGCACCATCTTCATGTCCCTTACCTTCAGGGCGTTTAAGGTGAGACACAACAAACATACTTATCTGCATCTCCTGACAGAACATACCTAGCTTGGTCATTATCTCGTCCAATGCCTTGCGTTCATCACCGTTGCTCTGATCAGAAACAAGAATGGATATGTGATCAAGAATAATATAACGAACACCCAGAACCTTAGCTTGATACCTGAATCTAGCCAGCACGTTTTCTATTTGGTTGGAACCCCATGCCTCCCACAGCACAACACGATCATCAAGATTCAACATATCGAACACACGATCAACCTCTTCAGGGGAGTAATCGCAGTTAGGTATATGTATTGGCTTGTTGAGTTGTAGTCCTATTAGTCCTCTGGCAGTACGGCTCGGTGTCTCTTCTAGGAAAGCTAGACCTATCCTCTCTGTTGTTTGTCCAAGGATAGAGAACACTAGCTCCCGCATGAACGTAGACTTACCGAGTCCAGATCCAGCACAGATTGTGACTAACTCTGCCGGTCGAATACCATACGTCATATCGTCGAGACCTTTGTAGGGATAACGTACCTCTGCCTCTTCCAGCGGGGTTTTAAGTTCCTCACGTAGCTCGCCTATCATGGTCATACCATCAGGAGTGTACGTCTTTGCTGCCCACCACCTCTTCACGAAGTCGTCTTTGTCACCGTTGACTAGGTAGTCACAGGCATCCTTGTGTTTACCGTGTTGGTAGATACGTGCCTTGCCTCCGAATATATCGGCACACTCCACCGCCGCTGCCCTGCCGTGGTCGTCGTTATCGAAACAGAATATGATGTTGTCGAAGTTGTCGAGAAAGTCATACGCCTTGCGACAATCAGCCGCTGCACCATGAGCACCATTACGAATAGACACAACAGGGTACTTGCCTCCGAACATCTGGTCCGCACACAACGCATCGAACTCCCCTTCGACTACGGTTATGTACTGACCGCCTCGGGGGAACAAATGCTGACCATACATAGCCGCCTTCTTCCAGTCACCTGAGATCTTGAATGTCTTGTCAGGATACCTAGTTTTAACAGCTACTAGATCACCGTCCTCGTCATGGTAACCGAAGTGTACATTGTCTGCCTTTTGTACCACGTTGAACTTAGCAAGCGTAACCGCTGTTAGCCCTCTGTCGGGAAAGCCCCTGTATGGCTCTGAGAACAACGATCGGTCGAACCCTACCGTTGGTACTACTTTCTCTTTTAAATCCACCACAGGCTCATACGGAGCCTCTGACGGGGTGAACTTAGCACAAGCAAAGCAATAAGAAGACCCATTATCATTGTAGGACAACGCATCACTAGAACCACAATCATCACACTTTTGGTGTAGTTTAACAAAGGGCATCAGTGCACCTCCTTCCGATCAATTGATTTTTTACCGAAGCACGAGGAGTACACGGACTCTAATGTCTCCTCATCCATCTCAGCATAGTGAACTATGTACCACTTCAATGCAACATCAAGTGCTTCACTCAAAGAAATATGAAGAGAATCATACTCAGCTAGTTCTAAGATCATTTGTCTCTTGTCCATGTTTTCTCCTTACTTAGTATCTATGTATTGTATGTATTTCTTTTATTAATACATAGTACATAGTAAGCTATGTATTAACTATATAGTAATTATAGCACAAGAAAGAAAAAGATTCTAGTGTGATTTTTCCATAAATTGAGCGAATGTGTTACCAGCGTATACGCTAACCTTGTAACCCTCGGATTCCCATTCGTTAGCCTCTTCCATCGACCTTATGATTTACAGGCTCATTACATTTTTCGTACTTTAGGTATCCACACTACTTTTATTGTAATATTTTTGATGTCTTTCATCTGATATAAAAAAGCGCAGTGCCGAGCTACTGTCGCTTTAAAATGTAGGCGCAACGTGTCGCGCTCGCGTACCCATAATTCCCATCGATCATTCATAGGCGTAGACCCTAGGTCTGTAGTCATTGTTAAAACCCCCCAGTGCAGTGTATAACCAACGCGTGACTATCCGCGTTAAACGTGACTCCTTGACGTACTAGCTCGGCACATACGGCCGCTAATTCGGTTATTGTGTAGCAGTGAATTTCCATGGTGTTCTCCCCTTGGTTTTGGTAGGTGGCCTGAGCGGCTCACCCTTGAGTGCTGTCAGGTGCTTCTCATCTTTTACATCCTTTGGTGGTGCATTGAACTTTCTCTTGTCACACTTAAGCTTTGTGTCGCGCACGTAGCGGCTTGTGTTCCTCGCCATAATAGTCCTCCCTGAACTCCAGTAAACACATGAACTTGTCCATCTTACCTGACTTGGCAATCTTACGCAAGGCTTCCTTCTCTATCTGAGCCACACGACTACGGGATATACCAAGCTGCTCTGCTATTTCTTTGTGTGTCATACCACTCACGATACATCCTTCTCTTCAATCCACCAGATACGATCAGGGAACTCTTGGCTAAGCTCGTAGTGTAGCTCCTGTGCACTATACCAAGAAAGACGTGACCATTCGTAGGGACTCTCTGTCTGTCCCTTATACATAACTAACCATACACTCATACAACCTCCACATCATAATCAGTATCATCAAAACAGGTTATTATACTGCTTTCTGAAGTAATGTCATCATGTACCGCACCGCGTGTGTACTCAACCGCTTTATCCATCACATTAGACTCCATCTCGTTTTCTTTGTGTAAGACATCAACATAAAAAGTTTTTGTTACTAACACTCTGGAAACAATCGTGTTACACTCAGAAAAAGCATCCTCAAGGTAACCCATTGCATCTACGGAAGTCCGTGTACCACCATACGTATCTATGTGCTCGGACAATAAGTCTTTGATCTTCTTGATTGATTTAGCTTGGTCATTCATTTCACATGCTCCACTATTACTTGGGTTGTATCAAAATGGTAACACAACTGACAATCAATACACTTCTGACCAGTGCAGTTAGCATCACCTGTGAACTTATCGGTGACATTGCTGAACACACGATGAAAACCACGCGGCGGTTTAGTCAACACACGGTCAATCTTTGGATTGCTGTACACCAGAATCATATTCTTCGGCACACAATACAGATTAGGACGCACGATGTCAACACGCTTAGTCCACAGCGCGAAGTTAGTCCTAGGGTAATGGGACGCTATCGCACACAAATTACGGAAGTGTGTGTCATTGAGTAACTCCCCATGACCGTTGAACCGCACGATACTGGCGTTGATTTTAGGAATGTCAATACCTGTATCGCTGGCAAGTATGTCACTATTACGCTGAAAAGACGGTTGACAATTCTTGCGATACGTGTTCAGCATCTTGTGACTATAACAAAAAGTACAAATATCATCTGGATCACCCTTGCTGTACCGTTCAATACAAAAAGGATTGGTCGCAGTATTGGTATTTATAGCGGGTATACCTTGCAGTTTACCCGACATCTTAGAAACAGAAACCATGTCAATCCTCCAGATCCCAATAGGAATGCTCAAAATTATAATACACGCTGTAACCCCACCGCGAAAGCCACGCACCTACCTCATTGGGCAGAACAAAGCAGCTATCGTAGTCGGTTATTTTCTTACCGTCAAGCCACACACAACACGAGTCGTCTTCTCCTAACTCTTCGTGCTCAAAGTACAGATAGTTATCTGATTTGTACACCGCATATGGTCCAGCTTTACCTAATTCACTCATTAGAAATCTCCTACGTCAGCAGCTACCCACACTATAACACCCGTCATCAACAACACAATAACAAATACACACATATTACGACTCCTCTAAGTCACGCAAGCTACTGTATTCTTTCTCGGTTATTAAGCGAGCCTTGGTTAGCTCGGTATCAAGCCTTGTGCCTTCTGTCTCTACCAGCACGAGACCTTGACCGTCTAAATACCTTTGAGAAACAGGATGACATTTAGCGAGTAGATCTTCTATCTCTAACACCACAGAAAGATCTGCATAAAAATTATTGAAACCAATTGTGATAATACCTTTACGATTTTTCATGTTACACCTCACTTGACGTTATGAATAAGACCGTTACGCATGGTAACAGTAGCAAAAAACTCTCGACCCATACCTGTAATATGAGGACGATTAGCACCAGTAAGATCACCATCGCGAATGTACTCCGCACCAAACAAGCTTGTTTCAGTGTAGCGCAACGGCTGACCTACGTTTTCTTTTAACACTTTTTTACTTGGATAATTGAACACTATCATTTTTTCTCCTTGGTTAACTGTGGTTAACTGGTTGCACACCACACCACACGTGCTATGTACTCAACCATAAAAGCATTATTGCACATAACGCTTTTATTGTCAAGCGCAAAAAAAGGGGCATCGCTGCCCCAGTGTCGCTGCTTATAGCTTGACAGTGCCTAGGTATTGCATGATCTCATCGTTCGTATAGCCGTTATTGTGGGCATTGTTAACGAATCCAGCGAACAGTTTAGCGAGGTCACTCTTCTCTGCTTCAGTAGGCTCTCCGTTTTCTGCTTCTGCTTCTGACTCGCTGCTCTCTTCTTGATCCGTAACTTTCGGCGCTAGTGCTTCAAAGACTGCCGTTATTCCTCCCGCTTTCGGTCTAGCCATTAATTCAGCGACTAGTTTAATACCATCCTCAGGAGCCTTGATACCGTGGAACTCGCAAATCTTTTTGTTTGTTGCCGTCATTACTTGCGCAATTCTGTTTGCTCTCGATTTCATTACCTTTACAGATCCGGTAGTGATTCCACCCTGCTCTAATGATTCAGCATATCCGGTCAAGAAGGCTTGTATGTCTTCCTTAGTTTTGACGTGGTTAGCTATGCCATCGAATAATGCAGACATAGGTTTTTTGTCCGCTTCCAATTGGATCTTAGCTACCTTAGAGCCGACTGTTTTTATCTTGCTATCGATGTTAGTCATAAAGTACTCCAAATATTTAGTTGAAACGGTATTGTCCCAACAAGTGAAGTATCTATCATATGGCCTATTAAGTCAAGCGTGGTTAACTACAGTTAACTTAACTATAGAGGCAACATCCCCAACATACACTCTTGACAGTACAGCACAGATACTGTACAGACCCTACACAAAACACCCACGGGGGGTCACTATACTAAGGACAACGTAAAAGAACCCACATAAGCACAAAAAAGGGTCAAAATAGGAATTAATTAAGGCATTATGCAATGCAATATAGTTCTTATAAATCAAAAAGTTAAGAGATCAGAAACTGTGCTGTAAATAAGCAGTGAATCTGTGCTGTAAATACGTAGTAAAACCCCCTACAAAAAGTAAATAGTTCACAAACTATAAAGTATTTCTTGACAAGAACTTAATTTTATGGTATAATATATACTATATAGAACCAAAGGTGTTCTTTCTTTGTTCTTTCTTCTTGTTCTAAGTGCTGAGTCTAAGTACTGAGTGTAAAAACAACAAGTATAAGAAACAACCAGAAAGACAAAACATCGTAACCTAGGTAGAAACTATACAGTATGGAAAACGACAAGAGTAAGAAGGTTTCTGTTGGTCGCCCTAGAAAAGTCGCAGTCGCTGCAAAAAAGAAAGGAAACAGAAAGGCTGTTGGACGACCTAAAGGTGATGCTGCAATCATAAACGAATACAAAGCGAGGATGTTAAATTCTCCTCGTTCTCGTGCTGTTTTAGACGCTATATTTGATGCAGCCCTAGACCCTGATAACAAGAATCAGGCAGCAGCGTGGAAGTTAGTTATGGATCGTGTTGCTCCTACTTCTGCTTTTGAGCAAGAGATAACTAAAGGCGGTGGTAAATCAGCCATACAGATAAACATTACAGGTGTAGGAACCGAGATAAGTTCGATAAGTTCTAAAGGCAGTGTTATAGACGGAGATTCCGGTGAAATACTTCAAGATTGAAGAGTTCGACTGCCAAGAAACCGGAAACAACCGCATGGAGAAGGACTTCTTACGTTTGTTAGATGACTTACGTGGTAACTGTGGGTTTCCGTTTAAGATTACTAGTGGCTATCGTGACCCTACGCACTCAATTGAAGCGGCTAAAGCTATACCCGGTAAACACGCACAGGGCATAGCTGCTGATGTACAAATATTAGACAGTGCAAGCCGATATAAAATAATAAAAGAAGCGATGAAGCTAGGCTTTACAGGAATAGGCGTTGCAGATACGTTTGTGCATGTAGACACAAGAGGTACATCTCCAGTTATATGGACATATCAATCATAGGCTTTTATGTTATACACTAAAAACATAGACATACTTACCGCAGGAACGCCAACGCAAATCCTAGATATTCCTAAAGGTTTTGTGGCGCACCTGTCAACAATATACATTAGTAACTTAGCTGCAAATAACAACGATGCTACGCTCTATGTAGACAAAAGTGACGGCACTGTCCTCAACATTATTAATGGATACACAATATCGAACAAAGACTTCTTGTTAATTTCTGATGCTGTGTTTGTGTTACAAGAAGAAGACATTATCATGGGATCTACAGCGAATGCTGGAGATGTAGAATTTGTTGTGACCATCGACCTTCTTTACAAGCAAGCGGTTTATAGTAACTTCGGGTGACTGACTTAAATGTAAAATTTATAGAATGGCAACAAGAGGTGTTCAATGACTCTACGCGCTTTAAAGTTGTTGCTGCTGGTCGTCGTTGTGGTAAGTCTTACTTGGCCGCTTGGAGCCTGTTAATCAATGCTCTACAAAGCGATGACACTAGATCTTGGACGTTCTACGTAGCGCCAACACAGGGACAGGCAAGACAGATTATGTGGCGTACTCTGCTTGAACTAGGCCACAGCGTCATTAAAAAGGCACACATAAATAACCTTGACATCGAGTTAATTAACGGACAAATAATAGGTTTACGCGGCGCTGACCGTCCAGACACTATGCGTGGTGTCTCTCTTAACTATTTAGTGTTAGACGAATACGCTGACATCAAAGCTGAAGTATGGGAAGAAATTCTAAGACCCGCTTGTGCTGATAAAAAAGCCCCTGCAATCTTCATTGGTACGCCTAAAGGACGCAACCACTTCTATGACTTGTTTAAATACGCTGAGTTATCAGATGATGAAGAATGGGCATCTTGGCACTTTACTAGCTACGACAATCCGTTCCTAAAGGAAACAGAGATAGATGCGGCTAAACGTTCTATGTCGTCCTATGCGTTCCGTCAGGAGTTCATGGCATCGTTTGAGTCTAAAGGCTCGGAGATGTTTAGAGAAGAGTGGATTAAGTATGGCACGGCACCAGAAAACGGTGATTACTACATCGCTATTGACTTAGCTGGCTTTGAGGAAGTAGGAAAAAAACGCAGTAAAAACTCTAGGCTAGACGACACAGCAATATCAATTGTTAAAGTAAGCGACGAGGGTGATTGGTTCATTGAAAACATTATCTACGGAAGATGGGACTTAAACGAAACGGCTACAAAGATATTTCAAGCTGTGCGTGATTACCAACCAATAGCTGTAGGCATCGAGAAAGGTATTGCCAAGCAAGCTGTGATGTCACCACTAATGGATTTACAAAAGAAGTACCATCAGTTCTTTCGTGTTGAGGAGCTTACCCACGGCAACAAAAAGAAAACTGATAGAGTCATGTGGAGTTTGCAGGGACGCTTCGAAAACGGCGTTATCACTTTAAACAAAGGCGAGTGGAACGTTAAATTTTTAGATCAGTTATTCCAGTTTCCTGATGCATTAACGCATGATGATCTTATCGACTCTCTTTCATATTGTGATCAGCTTGCTAAAGTCCCCTATGGCATTCATGACTGGGAATTTGAGGAACCAGAAATCTTAGATATTGTGGCTGGCTATTGATGCCAAAATTTAAAAACAGGAGCAGGTATAATGGCTGATTCAAGCGACGATTTTTACAGCCCAGACCCTTTGATGATGGAAGAATCCTTAGAAAGCTGGGTTATTACGAAGTGTGAAGACTGGAGGGACAACTACGAATCTAACTACGAACAGCAGTTCGATGAGTACTACCGTCTGTGGAGAGGCATCTGGGATCCAGCAGATCGAGAGCGTTCTATGGAAAGATCTAGAATCATATCTCCTGCGCTTCAGCAAGCGGTAGAGTCTAACGTTGCAGAAATAGAAGAGGCGACGTTTGGACGTGGTAATTGGTTTGATATTTCTGACGATGTTAATGATCCAGAGACAGAAGACGCTCAATATTTACGAAACAAGCTAACCGAAGACTTCGACAACACTATGGTTAGGAAGGCTGTTGCTGAGTGTTTAATTAACGCAGCGGTTTTTGGAACGGGCGTTGGTGAAATTGTTATTGAAGAAATTAAAGAAATGGTTCCAGCTTCTGAACCAATCATGGATGGGCAGTTACGCGCCGTAGGTGTAAATATTTCAGATCGCGTAGTAGTTAAACTAAAGCCCATTATGCCGCAGAACTTCTTAATCGACCCTGTAGCTACGTCAATAGACGACGCTCTAGGTGTTGCTATTGATGAGTTCGTTAGTCGTCACCACGTTGAACAACTACAAGAACAAGGTATTTATCGTGATACTTATGTTTCTAATGCTGCTCCCGACACTGACCTCGAACCAGATCAAGACTTAACTGTATACAACGACGACAAAATTAGATTAACGAAGTACTACGGTCTTGTGCCAAGGGAACTCCTAGAAAAAGCCTCCGACGAAGACATAGACAGTGACGCAAAGTACATTGAGGCTGTAGTAGTTGTTGCCAACAACGGCATACTTTTAAAAGCAGAAGCTAACCCTTACATGATGCAGGATCGTCCTGTTGTTGCTTTCCCTTGGGATGTAGTTCCTTCTGTGTTCTGGGGACGTGGCGTGTGTGAGAAGGGTTATAACAGCCAAAAAGCCCTAGACACAGAGCTTAGAGCACGTATTGATGCCCTAGCATTAACCATCCACCCAATGCTAGCGATTGATGCTACACGTCTTCCTAGAGGCGCTAAGCCTGAAGTGCGTCCGGGTAAAGTCATATTAACTAACGGAGACCCTCGTGAAGTACTGCAACCATTTAACTTTGGACAGGTTGGACAGATTACCTTTGCACAAGCCGCTGCGTTGCAGCAAATGGTGCAGCAAGCAACTGGAGCAGTCGATTCAGCGGGGATCGCTGGACAGGTCAATGGCGAAGCTACTGCTGCTGGGATATCTATGTCTCTTGGCGCAATTATTAAGAGACATAAACGCACCCTTATAAACTTCCAGCAGTCTTTCTTAATCCCTTTTGTTAAGAAAGCAGCCTATAGGTACATGCAGTTCGACCCAGAGAACTATCCTGTTGCAGACTATAAGTTCAACGCTACGTCTACTTTAGGCATTATAGCTCGTGAGTACGAGGTTACGCAGCTTGTTCAGTTGTTACAGACTATGAAGCAGGATAGCCCATTGTATCCTGCATTGATTGAAAGCATTATTGACAACATGAACTTGTCTAACCGTGAAGAGCTAATAGCTGCCATGAAACAAGCAGCGCAACCCAATCCACAAGCTCAGCAGATGGCTATGCAAACTCAGCAGCTACAGATGGAGTTCCAGCAAGGTCAGACCGCTGTACTTAATGCACAGGCCGCTGAGTCTCAAGCTAGAGCTAAGAAGTACGATATGGATACTATGCTTGCGCCACAGGAGCTAGAGATTGAAAAGATTGAAGCAATTACGCGCAACCTTCGAGAAGGAGATCAAGACGACAAAGAGTTCAGCCGTCGTTTAAAAATAGCTGAAATTGCTCTAAAAGAAAAACAAACGAATCAAGGTGCACGTAATGTTAATGACGCAGAACGAATTTCAACAGCTAGTCAGCCAGATCAACGAAGCATTCAAAGACCAGTTCAGCCGGTTGGAAACTTTGGAGGGCAAGGTCAAGGATTTGGAGGGCCGACTCAATGAGCAAGAAAAAAGACCCAAGACTGGAACGAACAGGAGTAAGCGGCTACAACAAGCCGAAGCGGACTCCTAAGCATCCAACAAAGTCTCACGTAGTAGTTGCCAAGGAAGGCGACAAAGTTAAGACCATTCGGTTTGGACAGCAAGGAGTATCAGGCGCTGGAAAGAATCCTTCTTCGGCTTCAGAAAAAGCTAGACAAAAGTCATTCAAAGCGCGACACGCTGGGAATATTAGTAAGGGCAAAATGTCAGCAGCTTATTGGGCTGATAAAGTTAAATGGTGAGGAGGTTATATGCCAAGGGTAAACGGAAAGACATACGCATACACAAAAGCAGGGAAAGCCAAGGCTAAGGCTGCTGCTAAAAAAACAGGTAAGAAAGTTAAAAGAAAGAGTTAATTTAGGTAATATGCACAAATTGTTATATTAGCTATTGACAAACGATTAAAAGTATGGTATAATATAAAGTAACTAACTAATGAGACAACCACATGGCCTCTATGTCACCTGAGCTAGAAAAGTACTACAACACTTACTTCGACCTTTTTCGTACAGACGGATGGAAACAGTTAATCGAAGAACTTGCTAACAACGCTTCTGTTATTAACTCAGTAGAAGCAACTAAAAACAATGATGATTTATACTTACGAAAAGGACAACTAAACGTTCTTTCTCATGTCATTAATCTTGAAGTATTAATAAATAATGCTTTTGAAGACTTAAACAAAGAATCAGATGCTTAAGGTATACGACTTTAAGTGTGACCAGAACCACTATTTTGAAGAATTTGTAGAGAGTGGTACAACAACCAGTAGGTGCGGTTGCGGTGCTAACGCTACAAAAGTCGTCTCTGCTACTCAGTGCGTACTTGATGGGTCTTCTGGGGATTTCCCCGGTCGTCACCAGAAATGGATACGAGAACACGAGAAAGCTAGGCGTGAATGAAACTCCATAACCATTAGGCGGGGAAATAATGTCAAAAGCACAACTCATAGATGAGCGCCCGGAAGAAGAAGTTAACGATACAGACGTAATAGAGCAACAAGAAGATTTTGAGTCTCAAGAAGAGGTAGCTCAGCCTTCTGAAGTACCAGAGAAGTATCTGAATAAGTCCCTAGAGGAAGTTGTTCATATGCACCAAGAGGCCGAAAAGCTTCTAGGTAAACAAAGCTCTGAGGTTGGCGATTTACGTAAGATTGTTGATGAGCACATTCAGGCACAACTCTCGCAAGCACCTGAACAGCAACAAGAAGACGATACAGATTTTTTTGTAGACCCACAAACTGCTGTAAACAGAGCAATCGATAATCACCCTAAAATTAAAGAAGCAGAACAATACTCACAACTACATAAGAAGCAAGCTACTATGTCGCAGCTTCATTCTAACCATCCTGATATGGAGAATATCCTAAAGGATGAGAAGTTTGTAGAGTGGATTAAAGCGTCTAAAATTAGGACTCGATTGTTTGTACTAGCAGACCAATCGTATGATTACGAAGCGGCTAATGAGTTGTTCTCTCTTTGGAAAGAACGCGCTACAGTAGCCCAGCAAACAGTTGCTGTTGAAAAACAGGCTCGTAAGAATCAGATTAAGTCTGCTAGCACAGGCACTGCTCGGGGAACAGGAGAGGGTACACGTAAGAAAATATATCGTCGTGCTGATATTATTAAACTTATGAAGACCGATCCAGAGCGTTATTCAGCCTTGTCAGATGAAATCTTTCAAGCATATGCCGAGGGTCGTGTTCGCTAACCTAATCTAAAGGAGATTTATCATGGCGACTCAAACGTATCCCGGTACAGTTGGCGGGGGTTCTATTGTAAATAAGACCGCTGCCGCTACGTTTATTCCAGAAATCTGGAGTGACGAAGTAATTGCTGCGTACCAAAAGAACCTCAAGATGTCACCCCTTGTCAAGAAGATTTCTATGTCTGGCAAGAAAGGCGACACTATTCATGTACCTAAGCCCATCCGTGGTGCTGCCTCTGCAAAGGTTGCTGACACTGCTGTCAACATCCAAGCAAACGTAGAAACAGAGCTTCAGATTGCTATCGACCGTCACTTTGAATACTCACGTTTCATTGAAGACATCGTAGAAGTACAGGCACTTAACAGCCTCCGTCAGTTCTATACTGAAGATGCTGGTTATCAGTTGGCACTCAAGGTTGATACTGACCTGATGAATGCTGGTACTGGTTTTGGTGATGGCACTCTTGACCTAGCTGCTCCTACTGGCGCTGACTGGGTTAACAGTAATAGCTATTACTTTAACGCTGCCGCTGGTCTTGCTCCATTTGCCGCTGCTACAGTAGCCACTGGAGATAACTTTACGGACGCTGGTTTCCGTGAAGCTATCAAGATCCTTGATGACGCTAACGTTCCAATGGAAGGACGATCATTGGTCATCCCTCCTGCTGCTCGTAGCACTATCATGGGCATTGAGCGTTATGTTTCTAGTGACTTCCGTGATGATCGCACTGTTAAGTCTGGTCTGATTGGTAACGTATATGGTGTTGACGTATATGTTTCTAGCAACTGTCCTGTACTTGAGGCTAATGTTCGTGGCTGTTTGTTCTTCCACAAGGATGCAGTTGTCCATGCGGAGCAAATGTCTGTACGTTCACAGACTCAATACAAGCAAGAGTACCTCTCGACTCTATACACAGCAGACACTCTTTACGGTGTTCAAGTGTACCGTCCAGAAGCTGGTCTTGTTATTGCTGTATTTGACGAGTAAGTAGTTCCGAGGGGAAAGCTGCCCACACAGTTAGTACCCTCACTTTTTTTTTGTTTTTGTAGGAGTAGTGAATGCCGATTTATAGAGGTGATGGCGGTTCGGGCGATTCATCTACAGATGCCTATGCATCTCAGATAGCCGTTTACGCACAGACTGCTACTACTAAAGCGAATGAAGCAGAAGATTCAGCCACGGCTGCGGCTAGTAGTGAGACTAATGCTGCCACTTCAGAGACTAATGCAGCCACTTCAGAGACTAATGCTGCTACTTCAGAGACTAATGCAGCCACTTCAGAGACTAACGCGGCTGCATCAGAGACTAACGCGGCTGCTTCAGAGACTAACGCGGCTGCTTCAGAGACTAACGCTGCATCCTCTGCGTCTTCTGCAAGCACATCAGCAACAACCGCAAGCAACTCAGCATCAGCGGCATCAACAAGTGAGACCAATGCAGCCACTTCAGAGACTAACGCGGCTGCTTCAGCGACTAACGCTGCATCCTCTGCATCTTCTGCAAGTACATCAGCGACAAACGCAGCTACTAGTGCTACAGCAGCACAGACCGCTGAAACCGGGGCACAGGCGGCTCAAGCTGCTGCTGAAGCGGCTCAAGAAGCTATTGATGGTTTATACTTAGGCGCTCAAGCAAGCGACCCTACTGTCGATTTAAACGGCGATCCCGTTACAGTAGGCGATTGGTATTTCAATACTACAATTAATAAAAGTAAAATATATACTGGATCGGCTTGGGACATATTAACATCTGATGTTGCGTCTGTTAACGCTCAAACAGGTGTTGTTGTCTTAGACCTTGACGACGTAACAACCGCTGGATCTACCACCACGAACGCACTGTCTACTGGTGGATTAACTGCATCTGCATCTTCAGTCGTTCCTCTATTAACTCTGGACAACACAAGCGGAGTTAATGATTGGAGCTTTAAGGTAGGACAGCCGGGAAACTATGACGGCTACTTGATGCTAGGCAGAGGAAACTTTGCCACTCCGGGAGACTTCTACCTAACCACAACTGGAGGCTGTGTATTCACCAACGGCCTTAAAATAGTTGATGGCGCTAGCGTCGCCTCTAATACCTCCACTAGCTTGGCTTTCTATAGGCCATACGACGGAGCAAGAGGCGAGATAAGCTTTAGGGGCGCTAACAATGCGTCTGGTAAATTTAAGTTAAATGCTTACTCGCACGTAGGAGGTGTCTGGAACGGGCACGTAATGGCAGAGTACGAGTGGGATAGCACCACGGCTACCATAGATATGTACGCAAACGTCGATGTAGCTGGCGCACTCACCGTCACAGGTGACCTGCTGGCTGCTAAGGCGACCGCTGGTACTAATGCGTTCGCTGCTGGCTCCCTAGCTGGTAACACAACTCAAGGCACTAATGCTGTAGCTGTTGGCCGTGAGGCTGGTAAAACAACTCAAGGTGACAGTACTGTTGCCGTAGGTTACATTGCTGGCGCGGTATCTCAGGGATT